TGCCACCTATGATACCTTTGGGCGGGGATGGTCTAAACGCGTTTCTGAGGTTGAAACAGCGGCATTTAACATGGTTGGATAGTCATGGATTACAACACTTTTGTGCAACAAATTGCTACGATGGCGGTGGTTCCGGTAGCGGACGCCAACTATCAGATTATTCTGCCACAGATGATTTCGTATGCCGAACTGCGGATGCAGCGCGACATCGACTTTCTGTCAACCCAAATTAGCACGACCGCATACTCGTTCACGGCAAACAACAACACGCTGACGATCCCGCAGTCGCAGTTTGTCACGACTGAAACATTGGAAGTGATCAATGGCTCTGGCGCGTCTTCGCCTCTGTTGCCGGTCACGAAGGAATTCCTGCAGAACGTGTACGGCAGTGGCTCAACCGCCGGTCTTCCTGTGTACTACGCTGAATATGGCGGCGATGCGGCCACAACTGGCTTTACATCGCAACTTATAACCGTTGGCCCTATTCCTGATTCGTCATATCAGGTGCGCCTGACGGGAACCGTTCGGTCGGCCCCATTGTCGAGCATGAATACGCAGACTTATATCTCAACTAATTTACCGGACATGATGATCATGGCATCCATGATTTACATCTCGGCGTATCAGCGCAATTTTGGTCGCCAATCAGATGATCCGCAAATGGCTCAAAGCTACGAGAACCAATATCAAGCCCTTCTACGGTCAGCGGTGATTGAAGAAAACCGCAAGAAGTACGAGGCTTCGGCTTGGTCATCCTACTCCCCTGCGCCTGCCGCAACGCCGATTAGGGTATAATACATGCCTCATAATACGATTAAGCTTACGCCGGGCGTTGAAACCAATACCACATTGGCATTGAACGAGGCTGCTTATTCGTCTTCGGCCCTGATCCGGTTTCTTCCAGAGCGCAACGGCTACGGTCTGGCGCAAAAGCTTGGCGGCTGGATGGCCTATTACGCATCATCAATCGGTTCAAAAATACGCGCTCTCAAAGGTTGGGCAGATCTTAACGCAACGAACCATCTTGGTATTGGCGCTGAATCCTCATTAAGCGTTTTAACAGGCAATAAACTTGTCGATATTACGCCTCAAACATCTGTAACCAATACCGCACCCGTTTTTGCCACTACATCGGGTTCAAATGTAGTAACCATAACAGATAGCAATATCACAGCTTCTGTTTTGGATTACGTTACATATGTTACGCCCGTAACCGTTGGTGGTTTGGTCCTCAATGGTCCTTACGAAATCCAATCGGGTGCGGGTACGCAATATTCAATTTACGCATCGTCTAACGCAACAGCAACCGCCAATACGTCAACCAACACCGTTGGCGGTTCATTTGTTGTAGGCAATACCTATGAGATTGTTTCGGTAGGTTCAACGAGCTTTACGTCGATCGGCGCTGCGGCCGATACGGTCGGTGTTATTTTTACGGCCACTGGCGTAGGTTCTGGTACGGGTACGGCACGTCTTGTTGCTGAATATGCTTTTGCCACGACCAGCGGTTCATCTATCGTCACTGCGTATTTTGATAACCACGGGTTTAACGTAGGTGATTCTTTTTATGTTGGCGTATCAACAACAGTCGACGGCGTCCCGCTTTTCGGACTTTATACCGTTCAGAGTGTTTTAACGACTAGCTCGTTTACGTTCGCGGCTGCAAATAGCGCGACGTCTACTGTTGGTCCAACTACGGCTACCGTCATTAATAGCGGGTTGGTGCAATCCACGTTTTACGTTGCCATCGGCCCTCAACCTTTAGGCACGGGCTTTGGTGTTGGCGGTTTTGGTGTGGGTGGATTTGGTGTAGGCACAACGCAGCCAACCGTCCCCGGTACTGCAATTACGGCCACTGATTGGACGCTTGACAACTTTGGCCAAGACCTCATTGCCTGTCCCGCAGGTGGGGCTGTCTATTACTGGCAGCCCGGCGGACAGTTGCAAAATGCGCAGATCGTCGGCGGCAATGGCCCATTGGTAAACAGCGGCATCTTTGTCGCCATGCCAGAGCGCCAAATCATTGCATATGGCTCGTCGTTTACACTTGCGCCTGACCCCCTCCTTATCCGCTGGTCAGACATCGACGACTTCACCCAGTGGAATGCCACGCCCACCAATCAGGCTGGTTCGTACCGCATCCCTACCGGTTCCAAGATTTACGCCGCCGTTCAGGGTCCGCAGCAGGGCTTGATCTGGACCGATCTTGATCTATGGGCAATGCAATATGTTGGCCTTCCATTTGTATATGGTTTCAACAAAGTTGCATCTAACTGCGGTGCAATTTCAAGACACTGCGTCGGCCAATTAAATGGCGTCGTTTATTGGATGTCGCAAAAGCAATTTTTCATGTCCGGCGGCACTGGTGCGCAAAGCATTCCCTGCCCTATTTGGGACGTCGTCTTCCAAAACATCAACACCTCGTACCTTTACAAGGTTGCCTGCGGTGTTAACTCGCAGTTCAATGAAGTAACTTGGTACTATCCATCGGCAAGTTCGACGGAGAATGACTCCTATGTTAAGTACAATACGGTTCTCCAACAGTGGGATTATGGCTCTCTTGGTCGTACTGCTTGGATTGATCAATCTGTGCTTGGGCCTCCCATTGGTGCTGGGTCTGATAATTACCTATATAAGCACGAGGTAGGCAATGATGCTGCATATAATGGCATTAATGGCCAAGCTATGCTATCTTCGTTTCAAACTGGCTTCTTCCAGCTCAACGATGCCGATGATCTGATCTTCATTGATCAAATTTGGCCGGACATGAAGTGGGGTACATACAGCGGTTCGCAGAACGCCACGGTGCAGATTACATTCTACGTGACCAACTACCCCGGTGATGCGGTGACAGCCTATGGCCCCTACAATATGACGCAGGCAACGGAATATATCTCCGTCCGCATCCGTGCCCGTCTGATGTCCATTGGTGTGTCTTCCAGAGACGTGGGCACCTTCTGGCGTCTGGGCGCTATCAGGTATCGGTTCCAACCGGATGGGAAATTCTAATGGTGACGTCCAAAGTCCCCATGCATTTGATTAGATGCTTTTTTGTAAGCCTCATGGGCTTCTTCAGGCGTGTCAAAATGGCATCCAAGGTTTTTACTTTTTCCCTCAACCTTAATCCATGCCCCCCATTTTCCACTAGATTTGATCTTGGAAACACCTTTGTATCCAGATGTATTAGATTTTGGAATTTTTCGATTTGCTCCATTTTGAACATGGTCGCATTCTCTCAAATTATTGGCACAATTATTTGCGGGATTTCCATCAATATGATCAATCAACTTTTGTGGCCAACTTCCGGTTATGAAAAGCCAAGCCAATCTTTGAGCATTATAAAGTCGATAATCAATACTAATTCGAACATACCCATTAGTGTTGACACAACCAGCGGCCATGCCTTGTTGTCGGCGGCCCCTTCGATTTATTTTCCATGTAAAGTTTCCAGTTTCTGGGTTATAATCCAGAAGTTCAAAAACGCGGCACGTTGTGATTTCATTTTCCATAATATTATCATGTCATCTCAGATGACATTAGTCAAGTAGGAGGTTGCCATCGCATCCTTAGACGATATCCTGACGACCCAGAAGAACGGCGTTCAAGGCATCAATGCCCTGAATCACACGACGCAGAATATCGCAGGTACTATCAACACCTACGAGATAAGCGCCGCGACGTACTTTGCCACGCCGATTGGCTGGGTTGCTAAGGTCAGCGTTATCGTGGCCGGTTCCACAACAGGCACCATCTATGACGCTTTGTCCGTGGCAACGGCGGTCACTGGATCCCGCTTGGCAATCATTCCCAATACTGTCGGCATCTACACCATCAATATGCCTGTCAATAAAGGCATCGTCATCACCCCCGGAACCGGCATGATTGTCGCCGTGTCGTATAGTTGAGGTTGTTATGCCACTAGCACACGGTAAATCACAAAAAACAATCAGCCACAACATCGGCGAAATGATCAGCGCTGGGCACCCGCAGGATCAGGCCGTTGCCGCTGCGCTGAATACCGCCCGGCATTCAAAGGCCGAGGGTGGCATCAATCAGACAACCGGAAACATGCCTGTAATGGGCAATACGCAGCCGATGCATCAAATGCATGCTGGTCCGATCCATAGCCCTGTAGCAGGCCGTACTGACCATTTACCGATGAATGTGAAGTCTGGCTCGTATGTCATCCCCGCCGATATCATTTCGGCGATGGGCGAGGGCAATACAATGGCTGGCTTTAAGATCGCCAAGCACATGTTCTCGTCAAAGCCATATTTCCAAGAAAAAGGCCCATATGGTAGCGGTAATATGCCATATGGCGGTGGGGCAACGCCATACGGTGCAAAACTGGCAAGCGGCGGCACTGCACCCGTCGAGATCGTTGCGGCTGGTGGTGAATATGTTATCACACCGGAAGAGGTTTATGAGATCGGTAAGGGCGATATGGATAGGGGCCATGAAGCACTTGATCACTTCGTGACCGGATATCGTAAGAAAACAATTGATACATTGAAAAAACTCCCCGGACCTAAGAGGGACTAAATGGAACTGAAAATTCGCCTTGGAACACCAGCCGACGAAGATGCAATGCTCAAGCTGGCCTTATCAGCTTGGGAAGAAAACGGCATCAAAGATGTAAATCCGATCAAAATGTTGGCCATGATTAAGCCGGCTCTTTATCTTTGGCAGGGTTTAGTTGGCATTATTGGTGAACCCGGTCAACGGATTGAAGGTGCAGTACTTTTACGAATGACGCAGATGTGGTATTCTGACAATTGGATGCTTGAGGAGAAGGCAATTTTTGTCGATCCAGAGTTCCGAAGTGCAAAAGGCGGAAGGGCGCGTCGTCTTTGTGACTTCTCCAAAAAAGTTGCTGATGAATTGAATGTTCCGCTGATTATTGGCGTTCTTTCAAATCATCGTACCGAAGCTAAGGTGAAGTTATACGAGCGTTCTTTCGGTCCTCCGGCGGGAGCTTTCTTCTTATACAATGTCCAAACTGGACACACGGAGCATTAAAATGGGCGGCAAAACCGGAACCACGACTTCGAGCGTACAAATTCCACCAGAGGTCTTGGCTCGGTACAATGCCGTCAACGCTCAGGCTCAGAAAACTGCTGCCACTCCTTTTCAGCAATATAGCACCGATCCTAATGCTTTCGTTGCCCCTCTTAACGAGCAGCAGCAGGCTGGTATTAACAATATCAACCAACAGGCTAATGCGGCTCAGCCGGGCTACCAAGCAGGCATGAATACAACTGGATCTGCTATAAACCAAATCAATGCAGGTCAAAATGTAGCTCAGCCTTATTTCGGTGGTGCTCAAACAATTGCAGCGGGTGCTATTCCACAATACCAGCAAGCTGCTGGATTAGCTGGCGCAGCAATGACACCTCTGCAACAAGCCACCTATGCCGCTCAACCGGGATACCAAGCTGCTCAGGCAGGCACTATGGCTGCAGGTGCGGGAACAGGACAAACTATTGGCCAACTTGGCAATATTTCGCAAGGTTATAATGCTCCTAATTATCAGGCTGGTGTAGCTGGATATATGAATCCATTTTTGCAAAATGCGATGGGTTCTACCGCTGCTATGATGCAAAACCAAAATCAACAGCAACAAAACCAGTTGCAAGGAAATGCGATTAGTTCAGGCGCATTTGGTGGGGATAGAGGTAATATTGCCCAAGCCGCCCTTATGGGCCAGCAAAACCTTGCTATGGGTCAAACGCTTGGTCAGATGGCTAATACTGGTTATCAATCAGCAGCACAAAACTATATGTCTGGTCTTGGAGCACAAGCAGGTATTGCTGGTCAACAAGGTGCTATGTATGGACAGATGGGCAACCTTGCTAATCAATATGGACAACTTGGTGGGCAAGCACAACAGGCTCTTATTAATGCAGGTCAAGCCCAACAGGCGGGTGCTGCTAATATTGCAAATATTGCAGGTCAAGGCATGAATGCAGCTGGTCAGTATGGTGCTTTGGGCACGGCTGCACAAAATGCTGCATTGCAGGGTGTTCCATTATCATTAGCCGCTGGTGCCCAACAGGGAGCACTTGGAGCCGGAGCTCAAACTGCCGGTCTTCAAGGAGCTCAGGCACAGGTTGGCGCGGGTACGTTGGGCCAGCAAACGACGCAGGCCGGACTGTCGGCTCTGTACAATCAGTTCCAGCAGCAGCAGGCCTATCCATTCCAAGTATCGCAGTTCCTCGCGAACATCGCGGAAGGCACCGGCGCTCTGTCTGGTTCGACCACAACCACGACGGGACCGCAGTCATGGTTCTCCGATGCGCGGCTTAAGGAAGACATCAAGCAGGTTGGTACGGCCAAGAACGGCCTGCCAATCTACAACTTCAAGTACAAGGGCGACCCAACCGAGCAGACGCATATCGGCTACATGGCGCAGGACGTTGAAAAGGTTCATCCAGAGGCAGTTGGCGAATCGAATGGCTTTAAGACCGTTAATTATGAACAAGCTTCGAAGCCGGTGCATCGGGCATCGGGCGGTGCCGCAAATTCTGAAGGTGGCGTCGTAGCCCCGCAGCATGCCGCAGAAGGTTATTTTAACGGCGGCGATGTCGTATCGCCGTATGATCTATCGGCTATTCTGGCTGCGCAGAAAGAATCGTATGCGCCGTTCCAGCAAGGCGGCATTTACGGCGGCCAATCTGGCGGAACGCCGGGCGGTAAAAGCTATGTCCCTTCGGCCTCCCTTGCTGTTCCGCATCTTGGCGTTGCTAACCCTGCTCGTGCGCAGCAGGGCGACACGCTTATGGGTGACTTGCAGCAGGCCACAAGCGGTGCTGACACGGTCAAGAAGGCCTATGGATACGGTCAAGATATTATTGGCCATCCTGCTACTGCTGCCAAGGCGGCTATTCCAGCCAGTGGCGACACCGCTGCACAGGCCGCAGTTGCTGCTCAACCTTCGACTGGGGCATATGGGGTTATTGATTGGTTAAAGAGCCTTAGCCAGCCTCAGGCATCCGCCCGTGGCGGTGTAATTGGTTATGCAGACGGCGGCAGTGTCGATCCGTACCAGACCGATGATCCGATGTCGCAGGTAGTTTCGGATACCGAAAAAGACAAAGGCCAGCATGGCCTTATGACGGCTCAAAATCCTACTGGGCAGTCGTCGAGCACCTTGGGCGACATCAGCAAGATTGCGGCTATTCCCGGCGAGATTTCTGGCCTTGGTACAATGGCTTCTGCTGTTGGTTCTGGCGTCGGGGCAGCGGCAAGTGGCATCGGCAGCTTCCTTTCCTCGCTTGGTCCTTTTGCCCTTGCGCTTAAGGACGGTGGCGTTGTGCCTCGTGAGCATCATGCAACTCTTGGTACTGTTGGGGGTACTCCAGACGATACGACAGCGCCAGACGCAACGACAATTCCAGATGATTATGCCCTTAATGCCTCTAAAGAACTTTTACGTCAACGCGAAGGCCTCTTAACGAATGCAAAGTACGACGTTAATGCATATCGCACTGGTTATGGGTCTGATACTGTCACTCAGCCAGACGGCACTGTCGTGCCTGTAAAGGCAGACACATCTATTACAAAGGACGATGCTGAACGCGATCTGGCCCGACGCACCGGCATTACCCAGCAGGATATCCAATCCAAGATTGGTGCGGATACTTGGGGCAAACTTACGCCCGACGCGCGTGTGGCATTAACTTCAACTGCATATAATTATGGTTCACTTCCAGACGCAGTAGTTGCGGCAACGAAGTCTGGTAATGCATCTGACATTGCAACGGCCATCAACAATCTTGGCGGCGAAAACGAGGGCGTGAATGCCGTTCGTCGGTCGAAGGAAGCATCCCTTATCGATCCGCAGGGCAAATATGACCCAATGGCACCGCAGCCAAAGCAGGCTCTTACTGCTCCCGGCAGCAATGCTGCCGCCGCTCCGACAAGTATCGGCGATTGGATTTCGAAGAAGGCACAAGACCCAGATGTCTTGCTGTCCGTTCTCGCAGGCCTTGGTTCGATGGCCGGTTCAAACAGCCGCTATCTCGGTGCTGCGATCTTGCAGGGCATTGGCGGCGGCGCTGAAATGTATAAGGGTCTGCAGCAGCAGGGCATCGAGCGTCAGCGCGTAGGCATCGAAGGCCTTAAGGCAAATGCTGACGTGCAAGCGAAAAACCTTGAAGTTCTTAAGTATTATCAAGGGAATTTCACTCCGGCGCTTAATGCAACGGGTCAAAAAATCTATCGCAATAAGCTCACCGGCGAAGAAGTTTCCCCTGAACAATACAATGCCATCATGAGTGGCGTTGCGGGGCAGGTAACCAGCGGCGGCGGTGTAGGCGGCGCTTCATCGGTTGCGCTCGGCGCTCCTCCTGCTGGTGGCGTGGTGCCTCCTGCGGCTACGCCTACACCGCCGCCTGCTGGCACAGCCACGCAAGCTCCTGCTGCTACCACAGCCTCGCAACCACCGCCAATGGCTATCAGTGATTCTGACATCGCTGCGCATCAAACGGATTATAATTGGCTGATGCAAAACGCGCAGAAACTTCGTAATCAGGCCCAGACCTTTGTTGGCGTTAACAAAGATCAACAAGATCTTCTGGAAAACCGCGCAAACGACATGCAGAAACGCGCTGGCGAACTGATGAACACGCCGCAAGCTACCCCGCTTGGATCGCAGTATGTCATCCGTCCGGGTTATAACTATCCAAAGGATACGCCACCAGCGCCGATTGACGAAACTACGCCACGGGGGCAGCTCGATCCAAATACCGGCAAAATTATTTCGGCACCGCCGAAATCCCGTGATATTGGGTTTCACTCGACGGGTGGGTTCTATCCAGACACGTATCCACCAAACGCTCTACCTATCGAGAATGGCGATGCTCGTGTAATGGCTCAAAAGGCTGCACAGGCCGGTACTCAACAGGACTTTGAAACAGCAGCGCAAGGAACCCAGACTGGTATTTCTTCGATCATCAAGTTTGCGACGGCAGCGCAGCAACTTGAATCGAAGGGCCTGAACATGACCAAGGCGGAATACTCAAATATGCTCCGTGGTCTTGGCCTTGGATCGGCGGCTGATATGGTGGAAAACCAGCAGGATGATGCTGCCGCTTACACGGCAACAAAGGCCGCACTGGATAGTGCCATTTCAACTTCTAATGCAGCATTCTCGAAGCCCACACAGTCTGAGTTTGGCACAATTGCTGAAAAGGGTTCGCCCAACATTGACGCGCCCGTTGACACGTCCCACAGCCTTGCGCAAACGCGTCTTGCCGGGTTCTTGTGGCAGCAGCAACTCTATCACGACTGGAAGCAGGATCAGCAGACGCAGGGCGTTTCAAACTTTGGCTCATATCTCGACCGTTGGAAGGCGCTGCATCCATCATCCATGTTTGAAGATTCCGCTGATCGCCTCTTGGGTAATTTCAAGGGGCAGGATTTGCCAAATAATAATAGGTTTGCCGAAGGCGTTACCTATGTTGTTCCAGACAAAGCCTCTAATAACCCATCTAGCGAGGCTATTCGTCAATATGCGATTGATCAAGGCTTGAAGCCGGGTGATATTTTTACCGTTAATGGCGTAAAACATAACCAGGACGGTTCTGGGTCTTTCTTTAAGATCAAAAAAATTGATCCGAAGGATGCATACCGCACTCATCTTTCCGCCCCCGGCCTGCAATACGGAAACTAATCATGCCATATTTTAGCGCAACCGGTGAAACTCCATCCGAAACTCCCTTCACTCAAAAGAGTGAACTTGATTCGTCCTCTGCGCCATTTTTTTCAAGCAATCCTCCGCCTGCTGAACCTGAATACACCACGACAGAAGTGCCGGACATTGATCCGGCCAGCGGATCAGCGATTGGCTCAACCACGACCGTTAAAACGCCGGTCCCGAAGAAGTATGAGGATTACCCAACCATTGCGGAAATGCCGCTGAAGGCAAGCTCCCCAATGGGAACCCTTAAGATGATGGCAGGCCTTCCGTTTGCCGAATCGGATGAGGCAACGAAAAACATCATTGCGGCCAACATGCCAAATGCCAAATTTCGCAATGATCGGTATGGTAATCCTTTGGTTGAAACACCGGACGGCACGTACCACATCAATCGACCAGACAAAGCCAATGCGCAGATGTTTTCAAATCTCGTTGGCCGCGCTGCTGTAGGCATTCCTGCCACTGCGGCTGCTGAATTTGTGGCTCCTGCCGCTGTTGCCTCTATTCCAGCCGTTATGGCTGCGCAGGGGGTTGCCGGAGCTGTCAATTCCGCTGGAGGCAATTTTATTTCCAATTGGGCTGGTGCTAAACAACAACTAAGCCCAAGCCAAGTGGGAATAGATGCTGCTATCAGCGGCCTCACTGCCGGTACCGTTAAAGGGTTATTCCCGTCCCCTACACCAGAAGTATTTGCTGGTACGCCTTCGGCCTCACAAAAGGTATTTACCAGCGCTGCTCCAGAAATGGGCATCAAGCCGGGCATGAGCACGGCAGGCGCAAACCCGCAAGACATGCTTTTGCATGATCCTAACTTCACGGGTGCCGCAATCCGTATCATGCAGACACAGCCAAACTCTGAGGCTGCCGATGTCATTGAGCAAAGCTTGAATACGCATGCGTCTCAGTCTGGGGCGCGTGTCAAAGCCGATCTTGATGCGAATTTTGGCCCTCTGTCGCAAAATGATGTTGCTGTCGATCAAGGTCTTCAGCAGGCAAAAAAACTTCTCGGTCCACAGCTTGAAGACATTTTACAGAAATCAGGTCCGGTTGATTCGTCCGGCGTGGTCGCGCAGATCGATTCCCTTCTCCAAAAGGCACCACCGAATTCCCCACTTGAACGCGCATTAAATTCAACCCGCAAGATGCTGGTGGAAGATAATGGTCAGCCATTTATCGCAGGGACGCGCTCCGAGACCCCTACAAAGGGCGGCATTTACACGACAAGCCCACCGCAGGAATACAAGCCTCCTACCTATGTCTCTGACCCAACAAAGCTGAATGAAGTGAAGAAGGCGCTTGACCGCATGGTCAACGTCGGCGACCCGGAGGCTGGCATTAATGCTGGCAGCATTTCATCCAGCGATCATGCAATCTCCACCGTCCGCAAATCTTTGAATAATACCTTATTCAATCAAGTAGACGGGTACGGAGATTTGATGGGAAAATATTCAAATATCTTCGACATGCTTGACGCCAATGAAATGGGTGCAAATATGCTTGCGGGTGGCAAGAATGCCTTGCGCCCTGAGCAGGTTCAAGCCATGCTTCAGCACCCAGACGCAAATGTCTCATCGGCCTTTAGAACTGGCGCACGGGCATCTGTCGAGAACAAGCTGCAAAGCACCCCAAATGACATTGCTGCACTTAGCAAGATGACAACAGACCCACAAAGCGGTTTGCCTGATTTTACGAGACAGAACCTTGAACTTCTGCATGGTCCAGATGCAGTCAATGCTATTCAAAATACCGCGCAACGCGAAGCTGCATACGCAAGCACCGCCAAGCAAATTCTTGCCGCTAGACAGGCTGGCAGAAGCAGCATTGGTGCAAAAATGATTGATCAGGAACAGCTTCCATTTTTCGAGCCTGATCCGCGTACAAATGCCTTTGGCCTTGCGTTGTCTGCTGGTGTAAAGGCTGCCAACAAGGTTGGCCCAGCACTGCTTGGGAGAACTGGTCCGGAGTTCAGCGAAGGCATTGGAAATATCCTCACATCCCCTCGTGAGGCAGCAACAAAGGCTCTTCTTGATGCAAGCACTAAAGGCCTATCTCCATCAAGTGTTGGGGCGCAGATGATGCTTGCAAACCCAAGCCAGACGGTTGAAGACCGCAACAGAGCGACTGGCGGTCGCGCACAGCGGCAGTCTGGAGGCCGCGCACCGAGTGTCGCGAAAGCCAAGGCTGACCAGTTGATTGCCATGGTGGATCGTATTAAGAAGGACGAGGGCGAGGGCACAAAGCCCTTGCTCAACGTGGATGACACAACCATCGCCAAGGCGCTGGAAATCGCAAACAGGGGTATCTAATGGACAATTTAGAAGTAGAACTGAAGCTCACCGTGGCGCACGTCAATGCCATCCTAAAGCACCTTGCGAAGGGTGCCTATGAAGAGGTGGCCGATCTGGTTGCCCTGCTTCATTCGCAGGCTAAACCGCAGGTCGAGGCCGCATCGGCCCCACCGCCCGCCGAGCCAGCAGCTGAATAAAAGAAAAGCCCGGATCAAACCGGGCTTTTTTTATGCGACGAAATTATCGTATGCCAGTTCTCGTATGATGTAAGTTTCTTCCTTTTTGGAATATCTCGCCACAAAGAACGCATCGAAATTATCACACAGGAACATGACCATCAGGGCAAAAATCATGCTGTCGCCATAGTATGCGATGATGTCAAACTCAGGATTGAAATCAGCCATCCGCTCGGCGATCTTGTGCTCAAATCGGTGGATGTTTTCAGGCCCGACGAGGTTGTCAAACATTGGCAAATCGCTGACGTACACGATGTTTTCTGCAAGATTAGCCAGTTCTTGGGGGTCAAACCGGAAGCTTGGGTTCGGAACGAACACTCTCTTGTACATCTATGAAATCCTGTTCTTCAATTCTGAAATTCCAAAGCGGCATCTCTGATCTGAGTTCAATCAGCATTCTGTCCGCTTCTTCTTTTTCCATATCGCTGTCGATAATGATAGAGGGTTGAGGCGTGAAGCCACGTCTCTCCCCTTTAATGCAATACCACGTCATTGAGGTAAAGGCCCAACATATTTGACGTAGGCTGCTCGCCAGTCCGATGCGATATCATGCTGGACGGCTGCCAGATCGGCCTTGTGGCTGCACACAAGGGCATGCAGCTTGTTTTCCAACACATCCTTCACATGGGCGTTCAAAGGCTTTGTATTGTATGCCTCAGGCCACAAGTTGTGGATGTCGTTGGATCCGCCAAGCTCCAAGCTGATCAGGTGGTCGATCTCAAACTGATCGGCCTTCGAATCAACGTTGTATTCTTTGAACACGGCATTCTTGGTGGCTTGCGTCACATTGCGGACGCCCGGCTGCGAAGTGTAACCGGGGACGCATATCACGTCCAAAGTTTTAGCCGGATCCACAACGCCGGGGGTCAATGCAGGGTTTGGAACCTGCGGAAGGTCTTGAGCCATGACAATCGATGTCATGGCCACCAGTGCGATCAAGGTTTTCATTTCTGGGTTGCTCCTGCAACGAGGTGTTCGAGGGCGTCCATCATGCCGGGCGTGACGACAATCGGCAAGCCGTGGTTTTCAAGACCCTTGCCAAGGCCAGCCTGCACCTTCAACTGAGCAACCTGCTGGAGGATCGGGATCGCCGATGCAAGCTTCTCAGCCTCATACTTTTGGTTAACGGCATACTGCACGTCAGGGTCGAAGCTGAAGGTGTCTGCCCAGCCGATGAAATTCAACGTGATGCCGACGGCGCTGAAATAATCCTTGGTGTTTTTTTCTACAGAAACCATTTCCGCAACCATGTCGGCATTGGCTTCATCAAACGTGCGCTTGCCAATTTCATTGCAGACAAGCGTCTGAACCTTCTTGCGACCGACATCGTCCATGACCTCTTGCAGCGAGCGGCCATAATAAACCGACGTGAAGATGACCACAGGATCCGTGGGAAGCCCCTTGGGCGGCGTCACGCCGAAGTTGTACAGAAACTTCGCTGCATTGTCCTCGCTGACGCTGGTGCCGATGCTAACGCCAACACGGATGTTCAAGCCTTCCTTCGACTGGCAGGGGAATGATTCATCCTTGGAGCTGGTTCCACGGGATGCATCCTTAACCCATTCGCGGCTGTATGGGGTGCGGTCTACAATGTAAAGGCGTCCAGTAGGGACGTAAAAATCCCAACCAAGAAATCCACCAGAATTTCCCAATTTCGCGTGGGGGATGATGAAGCGCTTTGCTGCGATTTTTCGTTCGGCATAATAAGCCTCGCTCTCGAATTGTTTCTGATCATCCTTATTGGCACCGGCGTCCGGCACCCAGAAGGCCGACTGGTTTGGCAGGATGGTATAAGCCTCGGTCTTGTCGGTCGTATCGGCATAGGCCCACACAGGGCTGCTATGTGCCACGAGGAAGACCACAGAGAGGGCCATCAGGGCTTTCACTGCCTTAACAGCAACATCTGCCCAGATATAAATCATAGAGGCTCCCAGAGCGAGCGCTGCCAATGTATGCACAAAGCCAAAGCCATTGAACGCTGACATCGCGATCAGATAGGCCGCGTTTGAATTGTCAAACTGATCACCGGCAACATCTCCGGTGATAAGGGTTTCAAT